ATTACGTTTCCTCCAACAAGTTTACTAAGAAACTCCTTGTTGTGGCTATCACATCATACGTAATAAAAGATATACAAACAAATACAGATACGGATCAGGGCTTTAACCTTCTTCTTCGTATCAACGCGCGGGCGTGGCATCAGGCGTGGGTAACTGCGAGGCATTTGAAGAGGGGGTGGCCACTTGCGCCCACTCGTCCTCTTCCAATGTATCAGCACGTTCGGATTCGCTATCGATCGTCCAGTTGCTATACTGAGACGACGACGGCTGTCTCCCGAACATCGGCTGAAACCACACAGTGCGCGGCCAATCGCCGCCGACACCCTAGTGCCACTGCGTCCCGGTGCCAGAACACGACAGAGTAACTTTGAAGGTCACTCTGCCCAAAGTAGCGGTCCCGCCATAGGCAGTCCCGTCCTTCTTGTTCCGGCGGCCGGTCGTACCGACCCACAAAACAATCCCGGCCGAACGACGCGGCGTCACCGCGACGTCCGTCTCGAACCCCTCCAAAGGGATCGGCAACTCGTAACCCGGTTGCCCGAACCCAACCTCCTCACACCTGGGGACAGCACCGACGACATCGGCGTTCGTCCCACTCGCCGCTTCGGTGTTCTTGCCGCTTGGGATAATCCCAAACCGCAAGAGCCCATCGGCCCCCCCCGACAGCTCATCGATCCATTGAGGCATCAGGGGCGTAACCCGCGCCCTGACCCCTGTCACCTCGACCGACGAAAAGAGCGTCTTGAGGTCGCTCCACATCGCCGTCGCCGTCAGGTCCTTTACGACCCGGAACTCGCCGTTCTTGATGTCCAGGTGCACTTCTCGGGTGAGTGTAACGGACATGATGTTTATCTGTGAGTCGAAGATCGTTAAACCTGATCATATCAACTACCGCAACGCAATGTCCCTTTCGGAACCAGAGGCCAGGGCGATCGAAGCAGTCCTCGCTCTCTGTGATCCGGTGGCACGGCACCCCAGCGTCGGTCAGGAGAGAGACCATCGTTTTGGAGTCGTGGAACGACAAGCGTACAGCCAGTTCGATGAGCTCAGGATCGTCCGTGTAGACCTTCATGGCATTCACGAAACAATTGACATCCGTGTCGATGACCATCAAACCATCTCTCAGGCCGGCGTTGGCGACCACCAGACGACGCAGGACACCGGGGTCGACGCAGGCCTCGTATATGTTCAGCATCGACAGGAGGAATGCCGCGTCGAAGTCCGCGTACGTCGCCAGAACCGCAGCCTTCATATACTCGCGCTCCTGGACGTCCCAACTTTCGTACCGATCGTAAAAGGACATCTCGAGTTCGTAGTAGCGCTCAGCGGTCTGGCAGTTCGAGCAGATGATCTTGCACAACATTCTGATCGGATCTGGCAACAGTCGTGACTCAGCGACAAAACGTCCGGCATGGTAAGGCGCGCAATTGTCCTGTCGCTTGATCCCAACTCTCCTCAACTCTTCGATCGGAGGGTAGAGAGACGGCAGGCAAGGGTCGTCAGTTTCAACGTCATCGCCCTTGATGATCCAGATAGAATCGTCCTCGATCTCATAACGGTCCACCATGGTTGTCATCACTTGGAAGATGTTGCGAATCAGCGTGAACGCGTCACCAGAGCCCAGGTTGAACTCAACGAAAGCTCGGTAAAGTCGTGGGTTCAAAGACTTTACGTCATAACCAGAGCTGAGTAAAAGGTAACAGCGCGCCACGTACTCAGGCACGCCGAACCAGACCAGGAACAGGTAGAAAGTGAACAATGTGACCGACGAGTGCGCTGAATCCTGCTTCTCGATATCGATCATCACGTTCCGCTGATGAAAACGCTCAAAGGCGTTGCATTCTCGCAGCGCCCTCGACAACTCACGGTCTGAGAAACCGGAATCAAGGAACACACCGGGTCGCATTGCCAATCGCACGTTGCGCAAGAAGGTTTTTGACCACGGGCCGAAGAAACAGTTCATGGCCTCCGGGGTCGCCAAGACCGTCTGCCCTTTGTTCTCTAAGACAGGAAAATCGGCTTTCGGCTGAACCTTGATTTGCGTCTTCAGGAAACCGGCCGACGTCTGACTGGCCCGATCAGAAAACAGCTCGCCCTTATCCAAGGCGCGCTTGGCAAATTCCCCAGTCCTCGATCTCGCCCACTCCGAGACTTGCGACAGCCCGGAGAAGGAGCCGTAGTTGTCGCGGAAGAAAACCTTCTGAATTCGCTCAAACATATGAGCGGCAAGGTTCATCTCACGCCCGCCTATCGGCCCCTTCGGCACGTCGCGACCGACTCGCTCCATCACGTTCTTCAGGTCGAGCACCTCATCACGTCCGCTCTGCGGTACAGCAATCATGTACTTGGCCCGATTGTCAAGTGTCACGGCTTTCAGAGACGGAAATGGACGACGGCAAGCCCAGATCCCAACGCCTCCAGCGTACACGGGAATTGACGCGGCACCTGAGATGGCGTACGGCTGCAAGTTCTTGTGGATCAAGGACAACGTCGAGTTGAGCTCGATCTCAACGTCTTTCGGGTCTCTCTCCTCGACCAGCGCCTTGTGACCAGGTCGCCAGTTCTCCACAATTTCGCCGACGCGGTCGACCTTCTCGGTCTGAGGCACCGCCCCGCTCTTCAGCAACCTTTCCACCAGCGCCGACGTGTAGTGCGTGGGTCGTCTGACCTCGGACGTCGCACCGAAACGCTCCCTGGCCCACATCGCCATCCGCCCCTGCACGATCTCTCGCTGCTCGAACTCAACGTAGATCCCCAGTGCATTTTCGAGAGCCTGGGCTTCGCAGTAGACCACTTGCGAAACGGAATGCCTGGAGAAAGCAACGTAAGCCAGCCCAACTTGGCCGCCGAGCCACTCCTCGGCGCGCGAAGTCGACGAGAAGCATAATACGCTGTGCTCCGCCCGGGTACCTTGCACACGCGAGATCGACAACACCTCGCTAGGCGAAGCGAGCGAGCCATCATCCTTGGTGGTCCACTGCTCCGTCTCGGCCAGCATCCGCGTCTCCTTTCCGCCCCACCTGAGCTCCTCATCCTTCCTTGCCTGAAAGCAGAGCAGATTCGAGGCTTTCCAGTCGACTAGGTCCTCCACGAAGCCATCAATGCCCTGTAGAACAATCGAGTGCCGGATCTTTGAACGCGTCTGGTAAAGTCCCGCAAAAAGGTCGCCTTCAGCCGCCTTAACGCAGAGCTTCAACGCGTCCATCGGCATCGTGTTCGACACACAGCATCGCAACACTGGCGCACCCAGCGACTTGAACGTCGCGGCTGTGATCGCGTCTGGCTCCTCGTACTTCTGCTTGCGGTCCCCGAGATAAACGAGAGGCTTATCGTTGTGTGCCGCCAAGCGCATCTGGCTGATCACCTCGATCACCTCGTAGGCATACGCTTCGTCAACCACCACGATGTCGGCCCGCTCGATGTCTTTTAGGGTGAGCTTGTGCCGGGTCACAACCTTCCAGGACTTGATCTTCTCGGCCCTCCACTCTTTGGCCAACTTCCTCGACGGCGTCACGACTAATGCCTTGAGATGCTTGCGTCTGTTCAACAGACGTTGCATCGAGCTCTTTGCTGAACCTGCAATTCCATCGAGCAGGAACCGCGGGGCACGGACGGACTCGTCAGCCTCGTCAACGGATTGGAAGTACTCTGAGACCATAGCTCCCAGTGGCCCCCCGACGGTGAACGTGGACATGTCGCGCGCCCCGCTCAAGTCATTCCAGGCGCGAAGCTCGCCCTTCTCGCGAAGTAGCGCCTCGAGGATGTCGACGCAACCCCGATCTGGCATCGGCAGCTCCTCCGTCTTCACTCGATCGACCACCTCCTCGATCGACGAGCACAAGCCGTGGAAGGCTCGGTCGGAACGCGACGCACCCTCCCTCGAGTACCATTCGACGGCCTCCTCCGGCATGAACTCCGAAGCGGTGTACAGTGCCTCATCGGCATCATCGAGGACGATCTGTCTCCCGCCGGGCTGCACACGCACATCAGCGACGGTGGTCTTCGCCTTTTTGCCCTCTTCGGCCTTGGGTGTCGACCGCGGCGAATAAGTGAAACGATTGATCATCCCAAGCAGTCCACCGACTGGTCCAGCTCGCTCGGTCAGCACTGGGTTCAGGGCGTCCGTTGAGGCCTCGGCTTCTTCGTCCTCCTCGTCAACGTCGATCTTCTTTTCCATCGACGTTGTCGGCTCGGCGTCCTGGACCTTGCCATCATCGGTAACACGCTTCACCGTGATACGCTTTGCTGATCCATAGCCAGCTGGCTGCACGACAATGAAGTGTGAGAGCACTTGATACGGGTCAGCCCCGCGCTCGATCAATATGCCGAGCCATTTGGCAACACCCTCGCCGAACCCGACTGACCTCTCCCCTTCTATCGTCGAGATTCGTCCGAAGACGAGTCTCCGCCAACCCTTCGCGGCCGCCCCGAGCAGACTGATCTTTCGCGCCTCAGTGCCATAGAAAGACCTGAGTTCTCGCAAAGCGCTCAGCGCATCGCCCTTCGAGATGCCAGCCGCTATGATGGCGTGGGTCACAACAGACCCGAACTGCATCGCGGGGACCCGCCACTCCTTCTCGAGCACATTCGAGCCGATCTTGATCACAGACTCGAGCCCCAACAACCTACCGCCCACCGCCTCAAACACATCCTTCGTCCCATTGAGGAGCATTACGTGTTTGATGAGAGCGTCCATCTTGATGCGAGGTGCGTACATGACCTCATTGCTGCGTTCAGACAGCACTGGTAAGATGTAATGCCCCTCGTCCGGCGCTCTCCACTTCGTCGCGAAGCTCTCTTGTCGTCCCGAGCCACACACCACCTTCAACAGGAAGGCCGTTCCAAACGACGCCACCTCCTCACAGCCGAAGTGATATCCGCGGATAGTGTCAAACTCCAACATCCACGACATCGTCTTCTCCAGTGAGTTTTCGTAGCCGTTGGTCGCTGCTTGATCGTGCAACATCAACAGCTTCGAGTTCGGCCGCCGGTAAAAAGTCACCCCGCAATCGTCATCTCGGTATTCCTTGACGCGACCGTCCATGAAGACCACAGGGATGTGCATGGCGACGTAAGCGCAGGTCAAGCCCTGTCGGATCATCGACTGGAAGAAATCCACTTTTCGGATATCTTGCGTCGAGAAAATCGCGACGGCGACCCCTCCTTCCCCCAACGAGACATCCGCGAACTCGAAGCGCTTCTCAACACGCACAGAATCCGCGAAAGCCTTCTCCGCGATCGTACCTGAGTCACGATGACGCGCGTCATCGCGACCGGACAGGATCGGGGCGTAGTTGCGAACCACGTTCGGGATCACGGCCGCTTGACGATTCGACATCCCGCACCCCACCACAGGGACCCCAGGGTACTCACCCAACAACGAATCAGCGATCAGCAATTCGAAACATCTACGCACCGCCCAGCTCTCTGGGTGCGTGTGCATCGACGACGTCACGATCATCCTCACAATGGGGAATCGCCTCTGAAGAGCGATCGCGCTGCTCTCCTCGATGTTCCCCGGCAAGGCCAACGTCTTCCTGGTCGACCTGTTTTTCAACAGCTCCGAGACCGATGCCGCCGACCACGCTCGCTGCGTCGCAGAGACATCAGAGAAAGCTGACATCTTTGGATTCAGAATCTTGTAGCTGGGAGCGATGTCGGTCTCGTCCGTCAACTGTAGTTTTGCGTAAGCCAACGCAGACTTCTCCGCCAACGCTTCGATCAACCGCAACTTGGTCGGGGCCGGAAGTTGCGAAACCTCTTCTTCACGCCACCGTGACAAGATCGATTCGTCTTCTTCGTCATAGTACAAGTGGAGCGCCACCCCAATGGAAAGGTAAGCGAAGGTCCCCACAAGCCCGGCAGACACACCTCCGATGACGTACGGCAACGCCGCTTCTCCCGCGGACAACAACATCTCGCCCCCGATCCTCAACTGCTCGCTGGCTGAACCTTTTAGTAGCCTGGCGATCTTCATCATCTTTTTTCTGTCGAGTTGGACGACTTGCGCCGCCAGCTCAATCGAGCTTGTCACATCGCTCCTCCAGGCACGCACCTGAGACATGAGCTTGGCGTCAGCGACTCGCTCGTCGAACCTGTTAGTGCAGAACGCCTTGACAGCGTGCATAAGGACGTCTCTCATCTCATCATCTGAGCACGCATCGGTCATCCTATCCTCGAGGTCCCTCACCTGCCAATCTTGCCCCTCAACCATTCGCCGCGTGACATTGGCGAACTTGTTGCTCATCGCCTTCGTCACCGGCATCTCCTCACAATATGCGTCCGCCACCTTTTGTTGGTAGGCGCGAACCAGATCGCCATCGTCCTTCTCTACTCCGGACATACGGCTCACGATCTCATCTTTGATTTTGATGATAACCTCCCCGTTTCTGAACACCTTCCGCTTGTACATAGCGAAAAGGTCGTGGATGTTATCAACTTTCATGTCAGCATTCCGCTGACGAGTAGGGTTTGGAATCTTGGTAAGAAATTTTTCTAGCTTTTTGTTGACATAGCTAGAACCTACGTCTATCGCCGCATCAACCAAGATTTCTCCAATCCCGCGGTCCGCCATTGTAGGCGTAAACGTTGGGCAGTAGGAAAAACCAAAGTGTCAACAACAATAT